GTATCAGGATACGAGCACTCTGCGCTCGGTGAGCTCCGCAGTCTGCCCCTGCTGGTCTTTATTTTCATGTTCTTCCAGGTGAAGACGCAGGAGAAGATGAAGTTTCTGAGTACCTGAAACATTCCCAGAGGTGCCGGGCGTGCTTGGGCCCCGATAAAGCCGAGAACTCGTCGATCGTGTACTCGTCACCCATGGACGTATTACACTTGGCGCATATCGGGCGGAGGTTGTTGATGTCGGTCGCACCTCCTTTAGATTCTGGTTGGTTGTGGCCCACGTGAAACTGGAAAGGCGTCATGACGTTTTCACACCACGTCACGAGGCACTTGTGTTTAAAGAGCCTGTCCCCGCAATAAAGAATCCAAACCTGCTCTCTCAACGCACATGGAATTTTAGCCTTCATAATTTATTATTAAATACAAACTTTAAGCCTTCGAAAAACACATAAGGATCCTTCCCAAAAACGACTTGGGTACCGGTGGCGGTGGCTCCTCAAGATCGAGGACGGTGAGCTTCTCATGAAACTCCTGATTCTCCCCCTGGCCAGGGACCTCACATTTTCCATTCTTAATTGCATCCACCTCGAGGCGTGACAGGGTCACGGACCCGACCCGGAAGTCCTCGAAAGCTTCACACGTCACGGGGACTATAGGCTTGATGAGGTCATAGACTTGCTTCGCCAGGTCACGAATCTCCTTTTGGGCATGGTCATCAATACGAAGCTGCAGAAAGTGAAGCAGGTTGTGAAGGTTAATTTTCCAGTAAAATTCGGTAAAGGTACATTGAGGTAGGTGCGCCCGGGCCAGTTCACGGGAGACGCCCTTGGCTATCAGTTCGTCATAGACGTGGAATGCCAGATCGCACGAAGCCTTTTGCTTGGCCAGAAGGTTCGAACCGCCATCACCGAAAGGCTCCTCTCCACCCTGTCCGCGACTCTTGGCCTGCTTGCGGAGTTCCTCGGGCAAGAAGAAGCCCGTGTCGACGATAGAGTAACGGGCGCTCATCTCATTCACACTGGCCGTACGGTGACGGAGCCACTGACGCGCCACGTAGATGGGCGCCTTGATATGAAACTTGAATTCGACCATCTCAAACGGCGTCGTGTGCTTGTGACGCATGAGATAGCGGATGAGGGCCCGGTCATTGCTGACGGACTTGGTGCCCGCTCCGTAAGAAACACGGGCAGCCTGTACGATTGCGGCGTCGGATCCCATGAAGTCTACGAGGCGGACCGCCATTTTAACTTTTCAAAGACGCAAGTCTTTATAACTTTGACCAATAACGCGCCTGGGGTATAGAGTACCCATTCTTCAATAGACGTTTGAATTTTCTTTCAATATTATTGGCTCTTCTGGATGCCGGACTAAGGCTTTTCTTTTTCGGGGTTTTCTTAGTATCAAATAACGACCGAAGTGTTTTGAACATTTATATTAGTGTATTTTTTCAATCGGAGCAAGACGATTGAAAAAATCGCTCCCGGTGAGAATCGAACTCACAATCTACAGGTTAACAGCAACGTCGAATTCTGACGCCTTAACCAATTAGGCCACAGGAGCCTGATGAACCTTTTAACGACGTGCTCGGGTCGGTCTGACTTGGGTGATTCGAACACCCGATCTGTGGAGCTACAATCCATCGCGTTACCACTACGCCAAAGTCAGAAGAACCTTTTAACGACTTGTTCAGGTCGAGGGAAACGCATAGCGTTCTGCTTCCAATGAGTTTTGATCTCATTACCTCCCGCTTACTAAACGGGTGCTCTACCAATTGAGCTATGGAAGCGGCCTAGGTTCCAGTGTGAATCGAACACACATTATCAGAGTCAGAATCTGATGTACTAACCATTATACTATGAAACCGCTGACCCTGACGTGTGTCGATCACGTTGCCTTCAGATCTTCAGTCTGACGCTCTTCCAGATGAGCTACAAGGTCGGGTATGTTATTACACACTAAACAAATTTCACTAATTTAACGCACCATGCCCACGCCGGGATTTGAACCCGGGTTTCACCGGTGAAAGCGGTGTGTCCTGTCCGACTAGACTACGTGGGCGCTGACCTGCGCACACCGGGAATTGAACCCGGCCTTGAACCTTGGAAGGGTTCTGTACTAACCACTATACTATGTGCGCTGCCCACGCCGGGATTTGAACCCGGGTTTCACCGGTGAGAGCGGTGTGTCCTACCTATTAGACTACATGGGCGCTGACCTGTTGGGTGGCCGCCACATGACGTGCACAGAACGCGTTTTTCGCACCCGGCTAGTTCATACTAAAAATCTTCTTCACCCCCTCCATCCTGACGCGGCACCCTGGGCACTGGACCTTGTTGGTCGTCCTCACAAAACACGCGTCGCAAATCACGTGACCACAGGGTTCGATGAACAAGTCAACAAGTCGATCCAAGCACACAAAGCAAGTGAACTTTCCGTACCTTTCAACTCCCGTGTCCATCAGCACCTTCTTCATCGCCTCTAGCCTACCTTGTAGCTCCCCGCATTGTTGAGTCAGGGTAGAGATCCCTTCTTCGGACTCGTAATTGTTTAATATATCTTCGAGCTTTTCCTTTAAGTCCGGAGAGTTGACGTTCTCAATCATCATTTGAAGAACATTCATCTCTTCTTGCTTTTCGTTCAGGGCCGCGAGGTTCACAGTCAGCTGAGCCCGCGTCTTGACGAATTCAGATTTGAATTTGCCCAGCTCTTTGTCAAAGTCTTCCCACGCGGATCCGAGTTCACATGGGACGGACTGGACGGGCGCTGGCGAATGGGGCGCCAAGACCGTCTCTAAAAGGCTCCGAGCTTCCAGGTAGGCAAAGTTCATGATTTACTAAATAAAAATGTCCTTAAGTATTAAATGTTGGCACCCGGCCTGATATTCGCCGTGGCAGTCGCGCTCATCCTCTTCGGTCTCCAGTCATTCTTGACAGCCTACAGACGCAAGTTCGCCAACGAGATGATCAAGGCGGCCACTATGATTGTCATGGGTCTTTTCCTGATGTATTTCTGGAGCACCATCAGCGCGCCTTCGGTCGGGTACAACACCAAACCGCCCGGTTATTAGGCGCCTCACCCAAATCTGAAATGAATTTAAAAACGGAACCCACGAGCCCAGACTCCACGAGAGCCTTGGCCTCAGGGCATTCTTCACCGATCCACGTCAGGACAATTTTGGAATCCTCCTCGGACAGGCCACTGAGTTTGATTTCATCCACCATGTGAATAACTGTAGTGAAAGTCTGAGACTTGATGGCGTTAAACACGCGCTTCAATGTGACAGCCCTGGTCGCGTCAAGAATCTCCTCTATACTCGCACCTGGCATCAGGACGGTCACAGCCTTGACGAGCGCCGCATCGACGATCTCAATCCGCCCAACCAGTTCGTCCATTTATTTTATAATGTTTTATAATAATAAATGGCCGTTGACGCTTATACCATTTTCCTCGGCCTTTTCGTGCTCCTGTTCCTCGGTCTGGGAATTTCCAACTTTGTCGAGACGAAGAACGAGCAGGACCAGACGACGGGCCGTGCATTCTTCGCCATCCTGTTCATCGTGCTGGGCCTTGGACTAATTCCACTTAAAATAAGCAACCCCTAAAGTACCAAGAAGATGAAGCACCTCGTCGGACACATTGAAGGCGTGTGGATCTCTCGGGTCATTCACCTCGAGAAAATTATGTATCGAATCGCTGAAAGGTGCGGGTTCACAGTCGTGGGCCGATCCTTTCACCAATTTGAACCCCATGGAGCCACGGGAGTTCTCGTGCTTTCCGAGAGCCACTTTAGCGCTCACACGTACCCTGAATTGAACAAGATTTACATTGATGTGTTCTGTTGCTCCCCTAATTTCGACACTGAATTGACCTCTCTCGTCATTGAGGAAGAGTTTGCGGCTCTGAAGGGGTCGTGGAAGGTTGTGGGGCGGTAGGTTTCTTTCTTCCCCTGTACAAATCGAGTTCTTGACGGGGTATATCAGGAAACTCGGCTTCACATGTAGAAATCTTTTTACATTGTTCTATAAAAGTTCTAGGGTCCATGACTCCTTTCATGTAATTACACGCCCAGCAGCATGGAACTGTATTTTCTGTGGTATAATTACCTTCAGGATCGAGACGATCGATTCCATTAAGACGCTTTGTGAGATCTATGTGTTCACAATAAACACATTTTGTTGTCATCATTGTTCCAGCTTCTTCGTATGTCAATTTCCATTCACGATTTTTTGACCGAGCACTTCTTTTGTAACTACCTATTCGGTCGTGTACGTTGAGTTTTTTCCACTGCGCAAGACGTTCAAGAGCCTTTTCATTTCTTGACCATTTGCATTTTTGTTCCATATCATGTTCCTTTTCAGCGATTTCTCCATTTCTTTTCTTCTTTCCGTAATCAACCCAATATCCTTCATCGCGCATTTCATTTTTCAGATTTTCATGGAATTCTTTGCGTTCCGGACGACTATCGTTCTTTTTTCCCTTCTCACGGCACTTTAAGCATGTTTTACAGGGGTTTCCATTTTTGGTCAAAAACTGCGCAAGAGGCTGTGGAGCTCGTGTACAATTCGTACATTCTTTCAGTTCTTCATCACTCATATAAAGTTATAGTAGGTTTTATTCTTTAAGCCCCAGGAACCTTGAACGTTCTTGGGGCCGAAGCCCAGTCATAACCAACTGTTCTCTCCTGCCCGTATTTTTGGCGAGTGGGGTTAACCACCCATATGAAATATAATGCATGCCAATCCTCCCACTCAGTTCGAAAAAGCGAGCCCGCCCATCCCGCTCTGAATTCTGAGGATGTTGTAGTTCACCGCGAACATCTTCTGCAGAGGCGCCGCCAGGGTCTTCATGTTCAGGGACACCTGAGCGTTGTCAATGCGCGAGAAGTTGCAGGTGCCGGTTGGCTGGTGCTCCTCTGGCTGCAGGGCGAACGAGTACACGTAGATGCCTGGGTAGGGCGTGCCCGAGTGGTACACGTATGGCTGGTACTGGTTGAAGTACTTGCCCAGCTGCTCCTTGAAGCGGTCCTGGCCGTTCAGCACCAGCTTGAAGTCCTTCATTGGGCCAACCTCCTTACCGGACACGCCGATCACAGCGGAGCCCTCCTCAATCCAGAAGATGTTGGACGCCGACGCGGTGTTGGCGCCGAACAGACGGGGAGCGCCAATGGTGTGGGGCAGATTGCCACCGCCGATCACGAGGGGAGAGACGTTGGAGGTAACCTGCACGTTCGCGCACGACGTGGAGAAGTTCCACATGCTGTTGGTGGCAGTGGAGGCGGTGTTCTGGTAGCACCACACCAGCTCCTTCACTGGGTGGTTGAAGGACAGGCGCACCGTCTGGGCGAGGGAGGTGATGGAGTCACCGCCGGTGTGCTGCACCTGCTCGATCAGGTACTCGTGGCCCTTCTGGGCGAAGCGGCGACGCTCCTCAGTGTCCAGGTACACGTAGTTGGCCCACACCTCGAACACCTGGGAAGAGGCGCCGAAGTAGTTGGTGAAGGTGGACGTCAGGTCGAAGTCCAGGCGGACCTCGTGGTACTGCAGGGCAATCAGGGGCAGGTACAGGCCGGGGTTGCGGTTGAAGAAGAACAGCAGGGGCAGGTACACGTAGTTCTTGTTGGTGGTGTCGTTCAGCTGGGTGGTGGTCAGCTTGCCGTAGTTGATCTTGTCCGCCTCGTTCAGGAACACCTCAGCGTACAGGCGGAACCACGCCTGGTAGTGCTTGTCGATACGCTGGCCACCAATGGTCAGCTCCACTGCCGCAATGGCACGCTCAGCCACCCAGCACAGGTCAGACGTGCTGTTGTCCGAGGTCAGGTTGGCACCCGCCGCCAGGGTGGGCTGCAGAGCAACGTACATGTTGCCGACCAGATCGCCGTTGCGGGCAATGGTCACGGACACGCGGCCGCTGTTGGAGGGCGTGCCGTTCACCGTCTGCTGGATGTTCTCCATCGCAAAGTTGGTGTGGCGCTTGTACACCGCCTGGAAGAAGGTCACCTTGGGCTGACCAGTCAGATACACATCCTGAGCACCGTAAGCAACCAGTTGCATTAACCCGCCGGCCATTTTCGCTTTGTATTATTCCCCAAGAAAAAAATTTAGACGGATTTCCATTTAAACCCACCGGCTGAGCGACCCCTTCCCTTGCAGCACCTACCTATATGAGACCTATCAGTGTTTGACTTTTCTGATGCTTCCCTTATATTATCATATTCTGCTATAAGGGTCTTCAAGTCAAAGGACCATTGCTGGATCTTAGTAAACTTCATAACCTTGTTGTCCACCTGGGGTTCGGCCTGATTCACAAACTTCCACTGGAACCCTCCCGCAGTTTTTCGACCCTCCTTTCCGTTACATACACGGCCTATGTTCACGGCCAAGGCCCCGTTACCCCCTGAAGCTTCCTCGATCGACACAAACGTCCTGAGGAGTTGGGCGCCATCCTTGGACCACTGCTGGACGGATTTTAGATTAGCTAACCTAATCAACTCACGAGCCTCCTCGTCGTGGTGCTTCCCAAAC